ATCTACTTTAACAGATAATTTATCAATTATGTCAATTGATACTGAATTTGTTGATCCAGCTGAAACTTTTGTTGCTATAAGTACACGTTTTAATTTTGATCCTGACTTAACTGGTTCAACTGCAGTAACTGTGCAGAATGAAGTTCAAGATGCTGTTACAACTTTTTTTACAGATAATCTCAATACTTTTAATGCAGTATTCCGAAAGTCTACATTATTAGCGACAATTGATAATTTAAATCCAGCTATTTTAAATTCCAGTGCAACGGTAACTCTAATACAAAAAACATCATTATCTAATTTATCACTTAATGTAAATACTAATTATACTATTAATTTTCCTGTGAAGATAGCAAGTCCAGATGATATTAATCATACCGTAACTTCATCTACATTTAAATTTGGAGGTATTGATTCAATTATTAGAAATAAGTTAACTACAAATCAATTAGAGATTGTTAATAGTACCACAAATGCTGTTTTATTAGAAAATGCTGGAACATATGATGTAAATAAAGGAACTATTAATATAACAGGTGTTACAATAGAAAGTATAACAGGTTCAACGTTTGATATTATAATAACCCCTGCAGATGAAAATACAATTAAACCATTAAGAAATTATATTTTAAAATTAGAAACACCTAGAAATATAGCTGTTGCAATTACTGATTTTCAAAATACATCGAGTACTATTTAAACATGCCTCACAGTATAAAAGATTTTAATAGAAGACCATTAAACTTTAATGTCAATGATGTAACTAGTTTAATACCAGAACATCACCAAAGTTTATATGGAGTCGATTCAGGATCTCTTACAAAACTGTTAGAAACATATTATGATTTTTTAGATAGTAGTGGTGTAAATTCATTTCAAACAGAAATTACAAATGTGTTTGCTTCTCGAGATGTTACACAATCTGATGAAAGTTATTTAAACGAGTTATTATCTGAAATAGGAAATGGAGTTGAACAAGGTTCTTTTTTTAAAAATCCAAGATTAATGGCAAGATTAATACCTCTGTTTTATAAATCAAAAGGAACTAAAACTGGTACAGAAGGATTTTTTAGAGGTTTTTTTGGTGAAGAGGTAACAATTGAATATCCTAAAGACCAACTATTATATGTGGGAGGAAAAGATGCTACTGGATTACAAGGACAAATAGGTTTTGAAAATCAACATAGAATAATTAATAATACAATTTTCCAAATATTCTCAGTGTTAATAAAGTCTGGTTTAGCTACAAGTTTATATAAAAATTTATATACAAGATTTGCTCATCCAGCTGGATTTCATTTTGCGGGTCAATTGCAAACAGATCAAAATGGTATTGTAACATTCTCTGGTCAAGGAGTAAATCCAATTGAATCTTCTGTTGGAGATATATTATTAATCAACCAAGCTACTCAAACAATATTTGCTGGAACTGATAACCTTACTGCTACTCTTGATTCAACTGCAACTGGCGATCCAAATGTTGCAGGTGTATTTAGAATTAATGTAAATCAACCTATATCAGATTTTATCTTTGGTGATAGTATTGATGCATATCTACCAGCTAAAACTGATCAATCAATTACATTAAATCAATTAGGCAGTATATATGGAAGTCTTGAAGAATTATTATCACCAAACTCATTTACATTTGATAATAATAGACGAAGAAGAGCTTTTGATGTTGCATCAGATGGTATTTCATTTAGTCAAACAAGTGGTCAAATTGGTGGGGCAGGTGCAGATGCTCAAATGCCAACATTAAGAACAGTGGGGCAAATACAAGATTGGAATGGTGGTTTAGGAACAGCAGATAGTAATTTTAGTTTACATTTTTCACAACCTTTTAATCCATCACCACGAGGATTTATTGTAACCGAAGATTCCTCTGGATTTATTAATAAAAGTACAGTTATATTAGTAACTAGTAATTCAAACCACACTCTTAGTGGTGCACCAGGAGAAACATATAGAAGAATTTATACCACAAAAGAACCAGTTGATCTTACTAATCAACACAAGTTGATTTTTTGGACCAATAGAGGTGGAAATAATGGTACTCAATCGTGGGGTAATTTTCCTCAACCCAATGAAGATCTACAATTTCAATTTAGTAAGACATTATCACAAAATCCAGACTCTGCAGGTGTGTTAGCTAATCCTCTAATGTTAAAAAGAATAGTTGCAAATGATGAGCCACAGAATAGATGGCGAAGACATGAGGTAATAATTAATGGAATAGCTGATTCTAATGTATATTTACAATTTAAACAAGTAGGTAGCCAATTTGGAGATGGTAAAGATAACTGGGCTTTTACATCGGTATATATAGACTCAGCGTATGATTCTGCTGGTCCAGATATGTCTTTAAAGTCAGAAACTATGGATAATGACTTATTTACTAGACGTTTTAGTGACTCAGCGATATAAATAACACTAATAAAATAGGAATTTTTTAATGGCAAAAGAATCGATTAATACAGGAATTATTGCAAATGACGGAACAGGGGATACTCTTCGTTCTGCAGCACAAAAGATAAATCGGAATTTTGGTGAAATATATGCTCATTTAGGAGGTGGTGATAGTGCAAACCTCTCTGCACAAGTATCACTAGATGATTCAGCAGTAGTATTTCAAGGTAGTAATGCTTCTGATAATTTTATGACAAGAATAAATGTTACTAATCCTACTAAAGTAAACACAGCAACTCTTCCAGATTCTAGTGGTGAAGTAACTTTAGTATCAAATACTCAAACATTATCAAGAAAAACAATGAAGTTGTTTTCTGTAGGAACAACTGAAAATGCAGGTAATGTTGTAGCTGATTCTGCCTCACCATTTTTTGTAGGAACCAAAGGTAGTGGAACACAAACTGTAACATTACACAACGGTGGTACTAACGGAGAAGTAAGATATTTTGCTAACAGAGGAGCTAGTAATCTAGTAGTTACTCCTGACAAATTTGCCAATGGAACTTCGTTTACTTTAAAACAAAATACAGCTGTTCAATGTATTTGGGATAGTGGTACTGCAGGTACTACTACTACTGGAAGATGGTACTTATTAGGATTTGATTCTGATGGAACAGCAATTGGTGGACGCCAAGGAATAACAGTTACGTAATAGGAAATAAAATGCCAGCAATTATAACTGATACAACAAGAAAAAATATTTTAAAATTACTTTTGGATGAAGTGCAAGCAGGAGGAGCTAATCAATACTATATTGGCATTGGTAAAGCAGATCAATATAATGCAGCTGATACAACAATTACTCCAGTTCAAACTAAGGCGCAAGAGAGAGATCTCAGAAATAATATGCAGTCAGTAAAAAAAGTAGAGGCCTCATCATTTGTAATTCCAAGACAAAATTGGACTTCTAATCGAGAATATTCTGCTTATAGTGATAGTGTAGTAGGAATTCCTACTAATAGTTATTATGTTATGAATAGTACTAACGAAGTTTTTATATGTTTAAAACAACCTAAAAACAATGAGGGAACTGGACTAGTATCTCTTAATGAACCTGTTGCTCCAAGTGGTAATAATATAAATGTACCATTTACTACAGCTGATGGTTATGTATGGAAGTTTTTATATCAAATAAGTGCTGGACAAGCTAATAATTTTGTAAGTGCAAATTTTATACCTGTAGAAAAAATAACTAAGGATTCTAGTCAGTGTAATACATTTGAATTATTACAAAAGAAAGTACAAGCTACTGCATTAAAAGGACAGATATTAGGAATTGAAGTTACTAATGGAGGTAGTGGATATACTAGTGCTCCTGTTACTATTAGAGGTAATGGAGTTAATGGATTTGCTACTGCTACAATATCTGGTGGCGCAATTACTAAAATTGATATGGATAGTCATGGATTTATTGGTTTAGGAAGAAATTATGATTATGCAGAAGTTATTATTGGAGGAAATGGATCTGGAGCAAAGGCTCGAGCTATTATAGGACCTCCTGATGGTATTGGAGCTGATCCTAGAGATGATTTAAAAACAAATTCTTTAATGTTTAATATTAAACCTGATGGCATTCAGGCAAGTACTAAGTTTCCAGGTGGAGACTTTATTGTTGATGGCAGATTCAGACAAATAGGATTACTGAAAAATCCTCTTCAAGGTGACAGTGCTAGCGATGGAGTTAGATTTGACTTAACTAGCGGACGTACATTAAGAGCATTAAGAGATTCAAATGTAGCTGATTTTTCTGCTTTAGTAGGATCAGAAATAGTAGATGGATCTACTCCACCTGTTAAGGCTTTTATAGATGATATAGCAGATGATTCAGCAAGTATGGTAAAAGGAACAAATACATTGTTATTATATCATCAAAATGATTCAACTGGATTTGGAACTTTTCCAATTACTGCTGGTAGTCCCATAAATGTTACAGTAGGTGGAATAACAAGAGCTATAGATAGTGATTTACCACCTCAAGTTAATCCATATAGTGGTGATTTATTATATGTAGAAAATAGAGCTAGTATTTTAAGAGATGCTTCTCAACAAGAAGATATTAAAGTTATTATAACGGTGTAAAAGAATGGCAACTAATTTAACTAATACTACATTTACAACTACTTATAAAGATGATTTTAAAGATAGTGATAACTTTCATAGAATCTTATTTAACAGTGGAAGAATTGTACAAGCAAGAGAGTTAACCCAAGCTCAAACTATTTTACAAAAACAAATAGAAAGAATGGGTAATAATATTTTTAAAGAAGGAGCTATTGTAAAAGCTGGTGGACTTATTGTTAATAATTCATATGAATTTATAAAACTTAATAATACAAGTAATACAATTGCTAATGCAGATGCTTTAGTTGGTACTACTTTTGCCAGTCAAGATGGACAAGATATTAGAGTAGAAGTAATTGAAGTCATTACAGGTGGTGCTAACCAAGATGGAGGTAGTAATCCAGATACATTATATGTAAGATATATTAAAACTAGTGGTGCTACTTCTGGAGCTAATACAATTAGAATGCCTAATGCTGTAAACATTAATAATGGTTCAGTAACACTGACAACCGCTACTACTGGAGCAACTGGTACTGGAATAAGAGTAAGTGTTAACTCTGGTATATTTTATGTAAAAGGTAATTTTGTATTTACTGATAATCAATCTAAAGTTATATCAAAATATAATGATACATTTACTGGAGATGTTGGATTTAAAGTAGTTGAACAAATTATAACTGCTGATGATGATAATTCATTATATGATAATCAAGGAAATACTCCCAATATTTCAGCACCAGGAGCTGATCGTTATAAGATAACATTAACTATAGCTACAAGGGCAGAAGTTAGTGGTACAGATAATTTTGTATACTTGGCTTCATTAAATCAAGGAGCAGTAGAAAAAAGAATAGATCAAAATGATCCTTTTAATGTACCTAGTAAAGTTGTTGCAGAAAGAATAAAAGAAAACTCTGGTGATTATGTTGTTAAACCCTTTGAAGCTAAGTTTGATGTTGATTCAGAAAACACTCATTTACTTGTAAAAATAACTGATGGTATAGCTGTTGTAGATGGATTTAGAATTACACGAAATCCATCACAAATAAGAGTACGTAAAGCAAATGGTACTGATACAGTTCAAAATAATCAAATACCGTTTAGTTTAGGTAATTTTGTAGACGTTACTGGAGACAGTGGTGGAAATAAAGGATTGCCTAATATTGGAACATTTGAAAAACTAACAATTAAAAATGGAACTAACTTTAAAAATGGTACTATTGGGACAACAAGAGTAAGAGCTGTTAATGAAAATGGTGCAAACTACAGATATCATTTATTTGATACCATAATGAATGCTGGACAGACTTTTGCATCTGCTCGATCTTTTGGTACAGATTCAACTAACTATACTAATATCACATTAGATGCTGATGGTCAAGCTAGTATAAAAGAGCCTGAAAATAATTTATTATTATATTCTTTAGGTACACCTAGACCTTCTAAATTAACTGATATATCTATTACAAGACAAAAGTATGCTTCTGTAACTGTAACTTCTGGTGCAGCTAGCTTACCTAATTTTACAGGTACTGATGAAACATATGCTAATGTTAACGATTGGATTGTTTCTAAAAACGATAGTGATATATATGAAGGCAGTATATCATTTACATCTGGAGGAGTAGGACAACCTACTGCAAATATTTCTTTAAGTCCTCAACCTGCTGATGGAACTTATGATATTTTATATTACTTGAAAAATTCCCCTGGGGATATTAAAACTAAAACATTAACTCAGGTTGATAGTGAATCAACAGTGATTACTACTGATAGTGATGGCTTTCAAGTTCTTAAATTAGATAAACCTGATGGATTTAATTTAATAGCTGTTAACTTAGATAGTGCAAATGGAGAAGATTTATCAGGAAGATTTATATTTGATAATGGTCAAAGAGATAATTTTTATGACAATGCCCGTTTAATTTTAAAAGGTGGACAATCAGCTCCTGTTGGGAATGTCAGAGTCAGATATCGTCATTTCACTCATACTAATGATGGAGACTTTTTTGCTGTATCATCATATGATTCTGCTGCTTTAAATGGATATCAAAATATACCTACACACACAACTAAATCAGGACAAAGAATTAATTTGTCAGATGTATTAGATTTTAGACCTGTTAAAAATAATGCATCCTTTAGTGGGGGAAGTTCTTTAGTATTTGGATTACCACAACCTAACGATACTGTAGAGATAGATACAGAATTTTATATTCAAAGAGCTAACAAATTAGTTTTAGGTGCTGATGGAATTATTACTTTTATTAAAGGTGATTCTGGAACAATACTTGGTGGGAACTTTCCAGAAGCTCCTAAAGGTACTATGCCATTGTTTAATATAAACATGAGAGGTAATACTTTAAATGATTCTGATGTAGAAATATTTCCAATACAAAATCGTAGATTTACAATGAGAGATATTGGTGCTATTCATGAAAGAGTAGAAAGATTAGAGGAAGCTGTTACATTATCATTGTTAGAAATAAACACTAAACAATTTGAAGTTTTAGATTCATCAGGAATTAATAGAACTAGATCTGGATTTGTTGCTGATGATTTTACAGATCAATTTTTTACAAAAGTTGGTGATCAAGAATATAGAGCATCAATTGATCCGTTTCTAGGTGAATTGCATCCTCATTTTTATGAAGAAAATATTAAGATGTTATATGATAGTAATGCATCTAGTAATGTAAGAAGATATGGAGATAATGTATATCTAACATTTGACAGCGCAGAATATTTAGATGCATCAAAAGCTAGTACAACGGTTAAACTAAATCCATTTGATTATGCTCAATATAATGGATTTTTAACCTTATCGCCTTCATCTGATGAATGGAGAGATGTAGAAAATGTAACTGGAAAGGTAACTGATAAAGGAGTTAGATTTTCAGCTAAACAACAAACTTTATGGAATAACCATTCTTGGAATTGGGGCGGAGTTCCATTAGAGAAACTAAAAGTTGGAAATAGAACACAAGCTATAAATGGTAAATATTTTAAAATTGTCTCAAGTGAAAAAATATCAAAAGTTGTTAATGAAAGAGTTATCGATACTGTATTACTCCCATTTCAAAGAACAAAGAAAATATTTTTTAGAGCAACAGGATTAAGACCAGATACACAACACTTTGCATATTATGATAAACAACCGCAAGTTAACTTTGTTAGAGAAGAAACTTTTGTGCGATATGCTGAAGATCCTAATGATTTAGGAAACAAATTTAAAAATGCAACCTCTCATCCAGAAGGAGCCACTGTATTAACTTCTGATGCTAGTGGAAAAATTGAAGGTAGTTTGTTTATACAGGGAGCTAGATATAGAACTGGTACAAGAGAATTTGCAATAATTGATGTAACAGAATATACAATGGAATTTGCAAAATCACAATCTCGAGCCACAGCAAACTTTACATCTTTAGGTACTTTAGATACAGTAGAACAAGATCTTGTAAATACAAGAGTTATAACAGCTAAATCTGTAGCAGTTCCACAACAATTTAGTGGTAGTGGTAGTGATGATGATGATGGTGGTAGTGGATTTAATATTATTAATGGAGTATGTCAACCTTCAAATGATGGTGTTGGTCAATTTAATGATAGAGCATCATGTGAAGTTGCAA